TCATTTATCTCGGCTTGTGTCATAGTTGTTGTATCAGCTTCTGCTGAACCACCAACATAAACTGATTTTTTACCATTCGTATTGATGTCGTTGATAAGCGTTACGCTATCTTCTGCTGCTGTTAGCACTTCTGCTACTGTTTGAGCCATATTATTCTCCGTTTAATTTACTTTCTAATTCTTCGACTTTTGCCGAAAGTTCTTGTACTGCGTTTATCAATGGATAGATAAACATACTTTGTGCTACTGTTTGTACTCCTTCATCTATTTCAGCCCATCCACCAAAATCTGTAATGTTATGTTTATCTAATGCTGTTTTTACTTCTTGTGCTATAAGACCATACATTTTATCGTCATGTCTTCTTTCAGTAGCTTCAACATCATAATCAGGAAAGCTTTCAGGTACTTTGGATTTTGGTTTCCATTTAAAAGTTACTGGTCGTAAATCATTTATAAAAGCTAAACCACAGTCTGTATTATCTTGTATTTCTTCTTTATAACGCTCGTCTGATACTCTAGTCCAAGTAGCGTTTGAATCTGGAAGATTATAAATTCTATCTGAACCACCAGCAATCCCCATAGTAATAACATAGTCATCATCACCTGAATTAACTCCTATACAGCCGTTACCGATAATTATATTTTGGTTTGAAGATGAAGCATAAGCATCCGCACCATTGCCAATAATAGTGTTTCCTCCTCCATCTGTTAAAGTGTCTCCTGCTGTATATCCTATTGCTGTATTATAACTTCCTGTAATGTTTGCTACTAAAGCATTATGTCCAACTGCTGTGTTGTAAGAAGCTACAGTATTAACTGATAAAGAGTTATTTCCTATAGATACATTGTAACCACCTGTTGTATTTCCTTCTAATGCAGAAACACCCATAGCAACAAGTTGAGTTCCTGTAGTGTTGGTAGTCAAACTAGCTGCACCTACTGCTGTATTAGAAGATGCTGTTGTATTTGCATCTAAAGCACCGTGACCTACAGCAGTAACATTACTACCAGTAGTGTTTGCTGCCAAAGCACTTTTACCAAGACCTGTATTTTGATTTCCAGTTGTATTAGCTGATAGTGCCGAAGTACCTACTGCAACAGAATTATCGCCTGTTGTATTAGTACTCATAGAAGCTAAACCAATAGATGTGTTATTAGCACCTGTGGTATTTAAGTTAAGTGCTGCATAACCCACAGCTACATTTTGACTAGCTGTTGTTGCTGTTTGTAAAGCAAAACTACCTACTGCGGTGTTATAACCTCCAGTAGTATTATCATTCATAGCATGATAACCCAATCCAGTATTATATACTCCTGTGGTGTTAGCAGTTAAAGCAGCAGTTCCAAGTGCAATATTTTGAGCGCCTGTGGTGTTGCCAGCTAAAGCATTTGAGCCTACAGCAGTATTTGCAGCACCCGTTGTATTAGCATATAAAGCACTAAAACCAATTGCTGTAAGGCTTGCTGCTGTGGTGTTAGAGCGTAAAGTTGCTTTTCCTACAGCTACGTTATTTGCCCCTGTAGTATTAGTCAATAAAGCTTCATATCCAATAGCAACACTATCACCCGCTGTAGTGTTTGCTCCTAAAGCATAATTACCAATAGCTGTGTTATTAGTTCCAGTTGTATTGGCATCTAGCGTTAAATAGCCCATACCTACATTGTGATTACCAGTTGTTATAGTACTCATAACTCCTGTGCCAACACCTGTGTTAAAACTAGCAGTAGTTAATGCCCCTAAAGCATTTATACCCATACCTACGTTATAGCTACCTGTTGTACAGGCATCTAAAGCATTTGGACCGACTGCTACGTTTTCTGTACCTGTAGTTATAGCATATCCCGCATTGTACCCAACAGCTACATTATATGTATCAGCATTTGAAGATGGATTCATTAAGGCTAATGCTTGATAACCAACTGCAACGTTTCTGTCTCCAACTGTGTTTGCTTGTAAAGACTTTTGACCTACAGCTACGTTTGTATTACCTGTAGTATTTGCCCTTAAAGCATCTACACCAATCGCAACACTATTACCACCAGTTGTTGACAAGCGTAATGCATCATGTCCAATTGCTACGTTGTCACTAGCAGTCGTAGAAGTTAGTAAAGCATTTTGTCCTACTGCTGTGTTTTGTGTTGCTGTTGTGTTGTTAGCTAAAGCGTTTTCACCTAGAGCTACGTTATTTGTTCCTGTTGTATTGTCTTGTAAAGCACTTACACCAACTGCTGTGTTTGCTGCACCTGTAGTGTTTGCTGTTAAAGAATTATAGCCAACTGCTGTATTGTTAGATGCGGTTGTGTTTGCAAATAAAGCTGCATGTCCAACTGCTGTATTGTTAGCTCCTGTGGTGCTAGCTTGTAAGGTTTGTTGCCCTATTGCTACGTTAAAACTAGCAGTGGTGTTAGATAATAAAGAGTTTACACCCAGACCTACGTTAGAAGCACCTGTGGTGTTTGCTGTTAAAGACTGATAGCCCACTGCTGTGTTATTAGTTGCTGTGGTGTTTGCTTTTAAGGCACTCCAACCTACTGCTACGTTGTTATCACCGCTAGTTAAAGCTTCAAAAACATCTACACCTACACCTATATTTTTATTAGCAGCATCTATAGTACCTGTGGTTGTATCTCCAATCATAAAAGAGGATGTGCCAAAGGTTTTACTGGTTATGCCATTATAACTGGCTGCTGTAGAAGCTCCTGTTGTGGCTAAATCTCCACCAATAGAAACATCATCTGTAACTGTTAAATCGTCTTGTAC